CTATTAATAACTATCATCCACAATGGAAATCCAAAAGTTGCTCGATCTGATTCATTTGCAATTCTTGATCCTGTTGTTTTTGAAATTGAAACAGGATATCTGAATTGTATTTCATCTTGATCTGCTAATTCAATATTTTGTGGTATTAATTCATTATTAAATTGCAATATGTTTTGATTTTTTGCATTAATTATATTTGCGTGTTCCACTGCATTCATAGTTGGTCTGTATGTGTAACCTGCAAATGCATTTATTTCTGTCAAACTATTAACCACTGGCTCTGCTGTCTGAAGTGTTCCACCATTTTTAATGTATATTTTTTTCTTTTCATCAATAAACCAATAAAAGTTGTAATCATTAGATAGTTGGTTCATTATCTGTTCCACTGGTTTGAATGCCTCTCTCAAAGCAACTTTAATCGTTGGCAGAGTGTTTTGTTCTATTACAAAGCCCTCATTTATCAATGGACTTAAAACATCCACGACAACCTCGTTTAATGGCTTATATTGAACCTGAATTGTCTTTGACTTTATTCCTGCAAGTTTTAATGGACTCATTAATCCAATATTAACTAATATCTTTTTTTCTGTTCCATCCATTTCAGGAAATTGAAAGTTTTCACAATAACCAAAGAATTTTGTTTCTTCAGGTTCTTTTGTTGTATCTACTATTTCTATTTCTTGAAACTTGATAGGTAGATCTTCTATTTCATGATCTGTAAAGTCTATCTCAATTTCAGGGAACGATACCTCTCTTGATGACTTTGTTAAAGTAGGGAGTGTTGTTATTTTATAATATTTATTATTCCATTTTGCTTTCATATTATCTTGCACCCCCAGCTTTAAGTTTTTGAACAATTTTAGGCATTATAATTGAACCTATTTTATTGTAGTTAGTATCCATTACCACCATTTTAGCTTGTGGCACTGTCACATTTACTACTGTCGCTCCTGTAGTTGATTGTTTCAAGTCAGGTTGAATATTAACTCCACCCAAGAACTTGCTTATTCCTCGTTCATTTAATGGAACTATTGCTTCAGGATCTGCTCCCTCTCCTATAATAGCTGTTGTAGCCGAGTCTACGACTCCACCCTCTGCTAATTTCGGTATTCTAGGAAGATTTACTCCTTTACCACCCAGACCAGGAACCCAATCAGGAACTTTTAATTTATTAAGATTACCTATTATAACATTATTAACTGCTCCTATTATTCCATTTATAGGTGCTTTGATAATACCAGCAAGTGTACTGAATATTTTTCCTATAGTTTCTTTTATTTTATTGAATATATTTACTATAAAATCTCTTGCTCCCATAAAGCCTTGTTTGATTTTATCTATTACTGTTCTTATAACTCCCCATATTGCATTAAATACCCCTGTAAAAAATCCAATTAAAGGCGATATAACTGTTTCATATATCCATGTAAAAGCAGTTAAGAATAAATTTTTAATGAATTCAAGTCCTAGCATTATAGAATTCCATATTGTTTGAAATATTTCTATTGCTTTCATAACAAATGGCGATATTATATTCCATATCATTTCCAGGAACATTGCAACCAAAGCCACTATTAATAAGAAAACATTCCATAATATTTTGTATGGTAGCATAAATAAATCAATTATTTTTGTTACCATTTCACTTATAAATGTGATTATAGGTGCAAAGAACGATCTTATTGCTTCCCATATATTAGCAAGTGTGTTTTTGATGACATCAAATATTCCTTTTATTACTTTCCATATTTGATCTCTAAACTTCCATATTAGTGCAATAACAGCTATTATTCCTGCTATTATAAGTATAAATGGATTAGCCATTAATAGAGCCTTAATAGCTATAAATGCTATTTTTAATTTTTTGAATACTCCTATTAAAACCGCTATTTTTCCTATGACAAAACCGACCACTGATATTACTGGCCCAACTGCTGCAACTATGCCCAGTATGGTGATAATAGTTCTTTTAGTACCTTCGTCCAACCCAGCAAACCACTTTATCAAGTTGCTTATCTTTTCCCCAAAGCCAGATAAAAGAGGAATTATTGTGTCTCTCAGTATAGGTGCTAATTGCTCCCCTATCTGTATCATGATACCTTCAACCTGAGACTTGAAGGCTCTGAAAGCACCTGCTACGTTATCTTCCATGGTTTCTGCCATCTTCTGTGAAGCTCCTGTAGAGTCGTACATTGCTTGCTCCAGTTCATTGTACCTTTTAGAACCTGTTGCCAGCAAGATGTTCGCACCCCTGATTGCCTGCTCCCCGAATATTGCACTCATGGCTGCATCACGTTGTGCAGTGGTCATACCTTCTGTAGCCTTCTCCACATCTGCCATAACTGCTCCCAGGTCTCTCATGGAACCATCCTGGTTGTATAAGGCAATGTTGGTACCCTCGATTGCCAACTTACCCTCGGCGTTCGCCTTCTTCAGGTCTCTAAGCATGGCGTTGAAAGTCGTACCTGCCATACCACCCTTGATACCACTGTCAGCAAATACACCTAAGACAGCTGCAGTCTGTGCCAAGTCCATTCCTGCTGCATTTGCAGTAGAGGAAGCATATTTCATTGCTTCACCAAGTTGATTAACATTGGTGTTGCTCTTGGAACTTGCTGCAGCAAATATATCTGCTGCCTCACCTGCTTTCTCTGCATTCATTTGGAAACCACTCATGGTATCGGTGACAATATCTGCTGCAGTTGCCAAATCCATGCCTGCTGCTGCTGCAAGGTTCAACATGCCAGGAGTGGCACTTAATATCTGGTTAGTATCGTAACCTGCAAGTGCCAAATAAGTCATTGCATCTGCTGCTTCACTTGCAGAATATCTAGTAGTAGCACCAAGGTCTTTAGCTAAGTCTCTCAACCTTTCCAGGTCGTTGCCAGCAGCACCACTGATAGCAGCAACCTGAGACATGCTGTCATCGAACTTAGCCACAGTTACAACTGACACTGTTGCAAGTCCTGCTAACGGTGCAGTTACATTTTTAGTTAGATTTTTACCGACATTAGTCATATTTTTAGATAATCCACTTAATTTGTCCTGGATACCTGATACTCCTTTGTCTGCTTTTTGCAATTGATCAACTAATGTATGAGCATTGCTTTTAAATTCAAACTCTACTGTTCTTTTTGTTGCCATATACTACATCTCCTTTCTATCTAATCTTGGAGATGTCTTTTTCTTACTTACTTTCTTGCTTAACATCTGCTTTTACTTTTGCTGTTTTCATCAGGAAGCCTACTAATCCATCTATTTGTGATTGCAAGTCGTTATCCTGGTTCAACAGTCTTGTTCGTTCTACTCTTATCTTATTTTCTTCAGGCGATAGATCTTTAGGTTTTGATTTCATTATTTTAATTACTCGCCCAAGTGCTGTGTTGCTACTCAAATTTTCAAGTAAAATGATAAACTCTACCCACTTCATCTTGCCCTTTTTTTCTACTAATGATATCTTATAATCCTTATAAAACGATGCATATATCAGTTCAGCATCCATGTCTATATCATAATATCGTTTGCTTTTATCTCCCTGCTTGAAGTGTAAAACATTTTTAGAGATATGATCTGCCAAATCTCCGAACTCACTGCCTGTCCAATATTTTGTTGCCATTTTAAATCTTTCATGATCTGTTTTAAATATTATGATTCTAAAAAAGGCATCAAGTTTATTTTTTAATGTTTTATCTTGAAATGCACGAAGTAATATCATGACATTGTCGTATGCTGTATTAAGCCTAAATTCTTCATCCCCAATTGTAATATAATTGTGGATGTCGTTAGTGTAATGCCACTTTAATGTTGACATTTAAATCACTTCACTTCAAATGGCTTTTTATAATTTGCTTCGTTAAAGTTTACATTTTGTTTTTTATTGATTTTTTCTGCTTCAGGATTAATGTAATTATTTATTGCATGTATCATTAGTTCTACAAAATCCTCTAAATCTAAAAATTGAAGATGATCGTTATATGCCGATACTCCAAATATTAGTTTTGATATCTTTATAAACTCTGTTAAGAATAAAACTCTATCTTTGTTATTATTTTTATTCAATTGTATTTTTTCTGCAATTGAATACGATTCCATTATATTACCTGTCGATGTATTGATTTCTAACTCAATATACTCTCCATCTACTTCTATTGGTAATTTAGGATATTCTTTCTTTTTAAATTGAAACTGTGTTTTTTGTGTGTTTTCCATTATAATCTTCCTTTCTTTTTCTAATCTAATCTTTAATTATAATTAAAGAGGGAGTTTTGACTCCCTCTTCTTAATATGAAGCTGGAGTATATGTCCATGCTCCATCGCTATGCAATATTGTTTCAAAAGCTGATAAATCTGAAGCATCGCCACCTGCAATTGAAGCTATCTCAATTGAACATGGGATTTCAAAGTAGCTTTCATCAGGAAGTGTGATTTTGAGCTTGTTTTTTCTATTTGCTCCCCATTGTCCTGTTAAGCCTACAATGTAGTCCTGTGCTGGATCTCCATATACTCTTTTACCTGTTAAAGTAATAGTTAATCGACCAGCAGTTACATCAGAATAACCAGCTCCACCATCGCTGATGAAGTAACCTGTTTGAACTTCTTCTTCTACAGCCCAATCTAATGTTTCGATTCCATCAAATTCGGCTAATGTAGGAGTTTCATTTGCAAAGGTTATATCGATTTCTAACTTGGTTTTGTTATTAGCATTCCTACCCATTTTCTTGCTCCTTTCTTTCTACTAAAGCTATATATAAAGCCACATAGATATAATTATTTTCTAAATCTCTTGGTTCTAATTGATAAGGTTTAGTTTCGAATGATCCTCTTATCAACCTGTAATCTTCGAAGTCTACATCTTGCAAATCTTCTAATAAATCGTGAATAATTTTGGCTATTGCTCTTGTTTCGTTTTCTTTTGAGGTTCCTCTTATTCTTATGCTGATCGGATATGTTTCTTCGCCTGTTTTGTTATTGTAATTATATATAGTCGATGGTTCTTCCTGCCTTAATGTCACAGTCTTTTTAATTTTTTCAGGCATAGCACCTACGAATAAGTTCTGCCCAAATATAAACTTATGATCTGCAGTTTCTGTTTTCTCTACTAAATAATTAACAATATCATCTATAACATTTAAATACATATTACCTCTCCTTTAAAATGCTTTTAGCAATGTATCAGCATATATTTCTGCCCACTTATCTCCATGCTTATTTTCAGCAACATCAGTCCACATTGCTTGTGCCTCGGAGTTGTGTGTTTTTTGAAAATTCATATAGATTCCCCAAAATATAAACTCTACATATTCATTAGCCCATATAACCATTCTTTTTCTTTCGTTGATTTCAGATTCGACTCTTGTCCTACCTGTATCGTGTGGAACATATCGATCACTATCTTGGTGCATCTCTCTCAATACTAATTTAGTTCCCTCTTTTTCATATTTGTTGAAATCTGTAGGTAATTTATCAAAATAGCGAGTTGCTTTAGTCATTGTTTTGTTCTCCTGCCGATTGTCTTAATTGGCACTCCATATGCTCGAACACATTTGTTTTTGGCTTTTTGAACTCTTCAATGTCTGTAATGATATAATAATCATTCTCGTATTTGATCATATCTCCCTTTTTAATTTCTATCTTTTTAAATACCGAGAACCAGGCATTTGCTCTCTCTTCATCATCTGATACCCTATCTAATCGTGTATTTTTTTCAAAATAAACATTTTTGATTATAATAGGTTCTTCTGAATAACCATCGCCATACCCACTATTTTCTCGTATGTATAACTCGATTTCGTGGACATGGAGTGATAGTCTTGGATCTATCATCGTAGATACCTATTAATAAGTCCTGCCTTTTTTAAATGCCTATGAGCTTTTGGACTTATCTTTTTATATTCAGCACTACCTGTTTCTCCTGTATTTTTTGAAAAAGAAGTTTTTCCTGTATTAATAGAAACATTTCCACTTGCCCATTCCAAGTCGATACCATAGTTTGCCTCATTATATCTGACTTGATCTGCGACAGCTATTTTTAAATCATCAGGAGCAGTTTCTTGGTCATATCTTTTTGAAATACCCCTCGTATGATAATCTATCACTTCCGAGGCTTCTTTTATCAATAGTTTAGTTGAATTGTCATCTGCATATCTTTCATTAAGCAATTCATTCAATTCTACTACTGTTATGTATTGGCTTCTTTGTATACCCATATAACCACTCCTTTCTACTTATCTTCTTCTTCTTCGAGTAGTTCTTTCTCTTCGATTTCTTCTTTTTTTGTTTCTTCAGTAGATAGAGCCTGGATCAATAGTTCTTTTTTCATTCTTGAATAACCTTTGATACCTTTTTCTTTAGCAAGTTCTTTCAGTTCATTGTATCCCAATTCTTCGATTTTAACTTCTTCATTGGTTTTAGGATTAGTTCCTTTAACTTCAACCTCTTTTACTTGCTTTTCGATTTTAGGTTCATTAGTTGTTTCTTCGATCCAATTAGGATCGTTTGATAAAGTTCTATAATCTGCACTACCTCTTTTTACTGAATAAGCCATATTAGCTGTTTTGTGAATAAATCTAATCATTCAAATCATCCTTTCTTTTTAGATTTTAAATATTAGTAAGCTGTGGTATTTAATTTTTTAATGATTCTTGCATTGTTGGTTACTTTATAAGCAACAACAGACAATACTTGTGCATAAGAACCTACAAAGTCAATTGCATCCATAAGTCTTATTGCTTCAAATAATACTAACATTGAGTTTGCATCGTAATCTCCCATGATCATATCTACTTCAGTTAAGTCTACAGTTTTCAATTCATCGTTTTGGTCAATGTATTTGCCCTCTTCATTATTTAAAAGGTTAGCCTCAAGAATTGTTAATCCTAATGCTTGAATTATTCTTCCATTAGTTCTCATAACATCATCGTTGAAAACAGGAGTATAATCTGTTCCTACATATTGCAAGAACTTCTCAAATACTTCAGTACTCATCATACAGAAATTAACATTTCCTTTAGCTTGTCTTACTGCTTTTCTCATTGCCAAGATATACTCTTTAACATTGTCTTTATCGATAGCAGTAGTGTCATCTGATCCATCTTTTTGAAGTGTGCTTGACTCTTCAGTTAATGCACATAGACCAGCAGTTTGGATTGCCTCTGATACTTCTTGAATTGCTGTAGATAGTTCTTCCTCTGCTCTATCGTATGATACAGCAACAGCTTGAACTCCTTTTATTTTTCTTGATCTTGGGAACTCATTGTTATATTTTATTTGAATTAAACTATCAGGCACATCTGCATGCGTGAAATCTCCACCTGGGAATCTTGGTGTGATTACTTGCACTCCTGTTTTATGGATGAATATGCGACCTGCCTCATCTGTTTCATATTTTGGTGTAAATGTTAATCCTGGAATTAAAACACTATCACCAAATAAGTTTGGTTCTACGATATCCAAGAAACGATCATCTACAAATTTTTCTCCGAATCTTACATTTGACATATATTATCATCTTCCTTTCTTATTTTCTTTTATAACCAGAATAGAATGGATTGTTTCCATATTTCCTGTCGTTATGCTCTTTTACTGCAGATGTATATTTTGGATTTTTTTCCATACTTCTTCCAGCAAATTGTTTCTTTTTATTTGTTTCATTAACTTCTAATATTTTAAGATCTGTTTTGAGGATGTTTTGAACTTTTTCTTTTAAAGTATCAGTGTCAATTTCTTCATCTTTATAGATTTCTGTTATTGCTCCCTCTCCCTTTAAAATTTTGAATACTGTTGAAGAATATGATGCATCGACTTCTATTTCCTCATCTTTCAATACATTAGCTATTTCATTTTGAATAACTGTATCTTTTTTGAAAGATAATAATTCGCTATTTGTTTTTAGCAATTTATCATTTTCAGATTTTAATCTATCGATTTCTGTCTGATTGTTTTTTTCTTGCTCCTTAACTTTTTGAATAGCTTCTTTAGCATTGGAAACTTCTTCGACATCAATACCTAACTCTTTTAGTACTGCAAGTCTACCCTCTTCTCGAGCATTTCCTGTGGCTCTATTTAGCTCTGCTTGAGTGAATGTTTTATCCTTATTTTGATTACCAGCTCCATCCTTATTTGGATCTGCTGGAGGATTAGGATCTCCCTCTGCGAACATTTGAATATTTAATGGTATTCTTTTGTTCTTTTTTTCGCTTAACATATTATTTCTCCTTTCTTACGGCTGGATAGCCTATACTCCATTATTAAGGTTGGATAACCTTTTTTTTACCTCGTTTTTAAGTGTTACGAGTGACACTTCTCCATCTTTACCCCATATGGATCTTCTAACCCCTGTATACCTCGTTAGAACCCCTATTTTTTAAATTATTTCTTCTGATGTTTCACGTGGAACATCTTCTTTTATTTCTTCCACCTTTTTAGCAGGTTTTGTTTTTTTCTTTTTAGCTTTAGGTGGTTGTGGTGCTTTAATTTCTATTAACAATGCACCTGGTAGGCTTTTTCTTAATGTCTTTATATATTCTGCTTTCTCTGTTCTGCTGATTTCTACGACATTGAAGAGTTTACCTTTATAATGTACCTCATATTTAGCCATATTACCATCCCTTTCCTTTCTGTATTTTTCTTCTTACATACCATAATTTTATTATTGTTATAAGGATTTTGTATCGCCTTTTATAGTGCTTATATATCGCAAGTTCTCTTTCAAATTGAAACTCTTTGCCATAATTGCTATGTTTCATACTTGCTCTCCTTATAAGTTCCATATTCCCTATAACTAATCACTTCTGTATCTTTTGCATATCTAATAATATACATACATGTGCAATTTATATCTTCCTCTGCTATTCCAAATTGTTGAGGTGCTACTGTTTCTCTTCCACCTACTATAAACTTGTTATCTATCCCTACAACAGTTTGTCCATGAGCCATTTGATGTGTATCTCTTGGCTCTCTTGAAAGAAAAGTATAATCCCATTGTTTAATGATTATATTCCCCTCTGCTTCGTGGATTTTCCCTGTCAGATACTTTGATCTTGAAGAGTAGTAGTTTGATTCTGTCCTGGCTATCGTTTTAGCCTTACCACTGTTTAATTGCATTGTTTTTTGTATGTTTCGCTCTATTTGTAGTTTAGTTTTACCTTTTGCTATATCTTTTTGAACTATCTTTTGTAATCTTCTATCCAATACCCTCGCATTGCCTGACATGACCTGATCCCATTTAATTATTCCATTTCGTTCTGTCAGTATGCTTGATACCATCCTATTTATTTCAGGAACTGTTTGAATAACTCTCGTATTCCCCAGCTGTTTTACTGATATAAACTCATAAAATAATATAGTTTCTCTCATTATATCTGTTGAAGCTACTTCTATATTTGTCTTGTTTTTAAGCCACAGCATTGCTATTATAGGTGCTATTTTCTTCAATCTGTCATTTATGGTCTTTTCATTTTTAAGGTTTCCCTCTTCATCGTATTCAGCTATTTCTATAATCTGATCTACTTCTGATTCTATTTGATTGATTGTTGCCCTATAATCCCTATTTATTGTTCTGTATAGTTCTTGTTGCCTTTTTTCTATCATTGATTGCAATTGTTCGAATGGAGTATTTGCCATTTAGACCACCCCTATTCTTCTTCGCCTAAATCAACAGTTAATGCTCCTAAATTAGCGAGGATTCTTGTTTTTTCTTCCTCTGTTAACTCATCACCATATATTTCTTCAAGTGTTTTCTCGTGGTCTATAGCTTCATTTGATAACATTTTTATTGCTTGTTCTATTCTTTCGTTTTTAGATTCTTTTACATAATCTCCAAAAGTCACTACAAGATAATAATCATATTTTCTTGCTTTGCTGTTTTTCTTCATTTTTGTTACTCTAAAGAAGTCATCTGCAAATAGCAATATGTTGAAAAACTTTTCCAAAAAAGGCTCCCATTCTTCTATTAATGCTGATCTTGTTCTTATAGTAGTTACTTCTCGCTCTGTTATTGAGTCGCCTGATGAGTTTTTACCTATTGATTCATCTAACCCTACAGTAAGCTTTGAAAGTCCTACATTTGCCAAGATATTGCCTAATGTCATGTCAATAGCACTATTGTATTCTGCTATTCTTATCTCTGCCTGGTTAAATTTAACCTCATTCTTTGCTCCCTCTCGTTCATCTGTTCCAAGTTCTATGTGTTTTCTTCTTAAAGGATCAAATGTTCCATTTATTAATAATTCATCAGGAACATAAACATCAGCTCTACCATTTCTTATTTCATCCATCATTTGAGACCATTGCTCATCTAATGCATCAAATTCTCCTATTATTCCATCGTAGTCTGATTCTCCATCAAGCACACATGCCATCATTACTGGCTCTTTCCACTCTATCTTTTCGTATTCTGCTGTTTCTTCTAATGTATTTAGTGGCATCGGTTGAAGCTTACCTGTCTTTGTTTCTTTGTATAACATATAATCAATATATCCATACCCATATTCTTCGTGTAATTCATATTTTGAGCCATCTTCAGCTTCTATCTTTTCCACAAATACTATTGATATAACCCTACCTTTTTCTTTGTTTACTTTAAAATTAAAAGGCGAATAAACTTCTATAATAGGATATTCTGTCAGCTCTTTATCGTATATCATTTTAAAAGCAACAGATCCTGCCCATGTTTTGATTTTCTTTGCTTCTGCAATTCTCTTTTTCCAATCGTTATCATCTAAAATTTCATATAATCTTGCTGTGTTTTCTTTATCTGTTTCCTTTTCTTCTCCCTTTTTAACTACTGCCTCAATTCCACCTGATAATAACACCCTGGCTTTTGTATTAGCAATTAGTTTTGGTATTCCACTATGTATAACCCTTACATTGTTTCTTACATTTGCATAATAATAATGATTTTTAGCATTAATTGTTGACACGTATTCAGGCTTTTTTGATGTGTAAAAATCAACAAGTAGGTTTTCATTACCTAAATACCACAAGTATTTTTCCATTAAATCGTAGTTGTCTACTGTTTTCTTTGGCATCATTTCTCCCCTCTCTGCATATTGTTTGTTAATATAAGGGAATAGAAAGTTGCTTATTCTGTTTCCTATTGCATCTTTAATCCACATTTATGATCACTTCCCTTTTGCTATTTTTTCTTTATATGGTAGCCAAGCATACTGACTTGCGTTGATCGTATGGTCGTTTCTATCTTCAGGTTCATCTTTACCCTCTAACCAAGAATATCTGTTATGCTCTGCTATATGCTCTTTACAGTGGCTTACTATCAGGTATTTACCCTGTGCCAACCACCCATTTTGTAATTTTAATCTGTTTATTATTGTTGTTTTCTTATAACTTGGTAGTATTTTATATAATAATCCTTTTGTCTTTTTAACCTTTTGACATTCAAGTATTGTTCCTGCATCTGCTTGATCTATGAATATGGTTCTGCAATTCCCCCATATCTCATTGTTTCTTTCAATAAATGCAAATAATTTTTCAGGAATGTCACTTGGTGTTAGTGGTTCTTTTAAATCCCTATTGTTGTATACTTGCTCATCTAATACTACATATTCGAACTTATCTGTTATACCTGCATATATAAATGCGAATGTATCTTCTGATTCTTGTGAGTATGCTGTATCTACCCCACATACAAGCTTTGCGAATTTCATTTGTTTTGCTTCATCAATGCTTATAATGTTCTTTCTTGGTAGATTAAATATTAGACCTGTTGCTTTCGCTCTTAATCCCTGTATTTTTCTTTTATATTGAACAGAGTCAGGTAATAATGAACTCAATAATTCCTTTTCATCATCTTCTGTCACTGTGGGATTGTCTTTATATGTAAAGAACCAATACAGCCACCTATTTTGTGGATCTGATTTTTTTAGTTCTTCCATTATCTCTTTTGGTATTTCTTTTTCGTATTTCTTTATTGGTCTTGATCTATTGATAAACTTTGAATATATCTCTTTGTTTGGATCATCAGGATTTAATGTTCCAAATAGATATTCAAATCTTGGGAGGAATAATTCCTCTATAAATGACATTACTGCGATGTTTATCTCATCAATACCTACTACTCCAAATTGTCCACCTAATACCTTTTTAAATCGTGATATGTTGTCATATCCGACTAAATATATAATGTGTTCTCCCATTTTTAAATGTGGAAGCCTTACTTTACCTTTTCCTTTGGGGTTGTATTCTATTTCATCCCCATATAAGTCCAGGAGCCCATGATCATCATTTATTATGTTTGATTCAATTGTTCCTATCGATTCTCCTGCTATCAAATGTTTTGTTTTAGTTGATTTCTTTATTTTGTAGATGAACTTTGTTCCGAATGCTACTGTCGTTTTTCCTGCTTTTGTCGTTCCCTCTAAAAACTCAACCTTTCCATCTGATGTAAGAAAATCTATAAATTTTGGCGATAGCTTCATTTTCTACCACCTACTTCTTATCTTTTTTTTCTTTTAATCCATCTATCTGCTCTATTAATTCATCTATTTTACTTCTTTTATCTGTTACTTCGTGAACATCTACAAACATCCCATATCTTTTTCCTAATAATTCAGATGCCTTTAGCCTGTCCTTAACCATCGTTTTAGCCTCTTTTAGCCCTTGAGCTGTTACTACTGTGTCTTTGACTTCTCCTCTTAACACCTTGCTCAAAAACTTGGTTATTTCGCTTATATCTGCTATATCTTTCTCTTCATCTTCTTTTATTATTTCTTTTAGGTATGCCTGGACATATTCATTTTGCAACAGTCTTGAAGCATTGCTCCTAGCTGACTTTGGATTGTATCCTGCATTAATATAGGCTTGTGTAGCATTAAAATCATAGTTTTTTAGATATTCTCGACAGAATTTCTGCTGTTTATCTGTTAGTTTTTTTCTCAAGTCTGCCAATGTTATACCCATTTATCTTATCCACTGCTTTCTTCAGATCTTTATCAAAATCGTATGCAGGTGTTTTTATTTTTACCCAAGCTATCCCCTGTCTTATTAGAATATCATTTTCTTTAAGATACACATCAGCCTTTACTTCGCTTTTTATATCTTCATTGTCTTGTGTTGACACTTCTTCTATTACTAATTTACCATCTTTCATTTTTAAAATTTGAGTTATGTCTTTTTCGTTTGTTATGCAGATATCTCTCTTCTCGATCTTCTTTATAAGTTCTTGATCTATCCTCACTATATCTGTTGTCGCTATTATAGGCATATGTGGTCTTAGAATTGCCTTTACTGTTTTTAGTTTTTCTACTTTCATAATTTCTTTCCTCTCTTTCGCTTTTTATTAATTCTTTTCTTAATTTATCGAGTTCCCTCTTATTCATTATATCATAGTCGTAGTTATAATCTTCCGAATTCTTCCATCTTCTTGGCATAATGCTCCTGCTCCTTTACCTCGTAGTTTTCTGTTATTCTTACCAATACTCCCTGGTGGTGCTTTTTCTTAACAATTATAGCTTTATCTTCAAATGCTATGATCTTCGTTAGGTTGTCGCTTTTGAGTATCCTGGCTTTAACCATTCCATCAAGAATGTATTTCTTGGCGAATGTTACATTGTCCAGATCCTTTGCCCTGTTGTTTATAAGCCATATAAACTCTATTTTAATCGGATATTGTTCTACCTTTGGTTTGTGCATCAGCATCATCGCCACATCGTTGGTTTCCCTCTTTTTTGCTGTTGAACCAGCATATTTGTGTGTGCGATTCTTTTCTGTGTAATCGTTTAGTCCTATAAATTCTTTATGTATAAAAAATTCCATTTTAACCTCTCATTTTTGAAAAAAAGAGCATAGAAAACCTGTATCTGCTCTCCATACTCTTTAAATTCAAATTGCTTTAACCCCTTTGTTCATAGCAACACCTCTTTATTTAATTAAATCTTAACATCTTTTTA